AAAGGAAGCACAGACTGCTTGGTTTATTGCCATGTTTTATGCCCTCCTTAGGCTTTAGGGTCTGCAGATGGTAGTGGTACTCTTAGCACCCCATCTACATACTCATCTCTTCGTTTACGTCCCATCTGCTCGTTAGCAAAAGCTTGAAGAGCGTTCTGGAACTTCTGTGTGTATAATTGCATATCTTGTGTGTTTTTCAAGTATGAAAAGGTTTCTGATAGCACACCATACAACAAAACTTCTGGTGCATTGTTAGATACAAAAGTTGTGGTGGATGTGCCGGATGTACCATCACCTAAACGTTCAGGAGTCTCATCATACCACATTTCTACTGTATATGCAGTATTAGGAGTAGGAGCTACAATTAAAGTAGTTGCGTCCCAATTAGCCCAATATTTAGGTTGACCTGTAAAGTTACTATCTGTAGTAGATCTCTCTGTTGCATATTCATCAATAAATGTAGTATCTCTTTGCTCCATCCAAGTTATTGTTCCGTCAGATCCATGTATTTGTAGACCTCTTGCAAACCTAAATCCACCTTCTGGACCTGAAACATCTAAAAAACTGTTATTAGCTGTAAAAGTAGTAGTCGCATATCTTCTTTGTGCATCCGTATCTATAGTTCTATCAATTAAATTTTCAGTGTTTGTAAGAAAAACATTGATTACTGAATCTGTTAATACATCAGATGTAACTTCTGTATAGTTTCTTACATTTGTTAAAAGTTCAGTATAATTCATGATATCACCACGCTTACTGTACCAACACTTGAACCCATAATCAACTCTCTGATTTCAGTTGAAGGTTGCATACCATTTGATTCAAATACTGAATCACCTGGTGCTCCAACAAATACTACTACTGGTTCTTGTCTTGCAGGTCTAGGATCTCTAAGTGCTATAGGATCAGCAGGATGATACCCTGGATCTAATTGTGGATGCTTTGGTTCAAAACATTCTGGACATGTAAATAGTCCGTTCCATTCTTTTCTTAATTGTAAATATTTATATTGTTGACCGCATCTATCACATATAGCTAATGAACGATTACCATTTGCAAAGGTCATTTTAACCTACATAGAAACTACGAGGCACAATGTTTACAGAAGTGGATTGACTATCTTCAGTCAATGCTCTTTGTAGTTCTGCTTCATATCTTCTTTCTAATTCTTGTGATCTCTCTGGTGCAACTTCTTGACCAAGGTAATATGCAAGACCTGAAACGGTGCATGGTAAAAATCTAAAAGGTGCATCAGGATCATTTGTATAATCTCCGACATCTTGAATACGACC